GGCGATACAGTTGAGAAGTTTACCAAAGCAACAGGTATCAAGCAGGTAGTGGAGAAAGTCTCCCAAGCTACAGGCACAGATTGTGGCTGCGGCCAACGCCGTGACACGTTAAACAGAATTTTCCCATACAATAAATAATTATGGCATATCAAAAATTACAGGTAGGTCTAGGCTTAGAAGTCATACCTACTGACGGCTCCGACATACCTAACCCAGCGGGTCCTTCTTTTTCAAGCACAGGAACAACAGGCACTTCCGTTTCTGGAGCTGCATTGACTTTAGTTGATTCTGCGGCAGACTTTATAGCTGAACGTATAGCTCCAGGTATGGTTATTTATAATACAGTAGACAACAATGTAGCTGTAGTTACTTCTATCACAGACGCCACTACATTAATGGCAGCAGTAAAAAATGCTTCTACTTGGAATACAACAAGTCCTTACACTATATATCACGAAACCACTGACGGTTGTGTGCTTTATGTGGGTGGGGTATTAGATAGTGGTGTTTCAGGGTTGGACTTAACCATTGTTACTTCGTCGGGGTCTGAGGTTCAGCTACAAAAACTTTTACCAGGGTCGTTTCTTCCTATCCAAGTGCGTAGGGTAAAAGAATCGGGAACTGATACTGGGAATACATATGTTAAAATTGTAGCATTCTGGTAATATGAGCGGAACAATCATAGGTATAGCAAATGCGTTTGGGTCTTCTTTGACGCCAGGTACAGTAGGTCAGGGTCAAGCTCCTGGCCCGACACCGGGTTCTGGACCTATGAATTTTTACGTTACACCATATAATAGTGGTGGAACTTCAACTCCTTCTGGCCAATACAAGCTTGGCCTTTACTCTACTGGAACTTATAACTTCACGGTCAACTGGGGAGACGGAAGCGCCGATGATGTAATTACTACTTGGAATCAAGCTGAAGCCACTCACGATTACGGTACTGTAATCCCTGAAGATAGGTTTGAAATTACAATAACGCCAAACTCCATATCTTCTAACCTATCTTTTAATCACTGGTATTTTGGCAACAGGACACAAGGTGACGGGATAAAAGTATCAAGCATTGGTCTTTATGGGGGTGTACAATTTTACGCTAATGAGGATGTTTTTTACGGTTGTGAAGTTCTTACCACTGTAAATCAAAACTCTTCAAACAAACCTACTTTTGTAAATAAAGATATTATAGATTCTTTTTTCTACAAATGCACAAGTTTAAGCCCTTCATTTAGTACTGTTTACTGGGTAGGGCCATTTACAGGTACAGCTATTGATTTTAATGGAGGTACTCAAGCTGGCCTTGTACCCACTGGGTCGTCTAATGCAAGATTTGGGTTTGATTTTGCCCCTACAAGTTTGCTTCGTGCATTTAAAAATCAAGCTCAATTTAACAACCAGTTTTTAAATAACTGGGATGTAAGTGGTTCTAGTGATTTTTCTGAATGTTTTGAGGGGTGTCTTCGTTTTAACAGCCCTCTTCCTTGGACGTTTCAAACGGGATTTCCTGTTATTGCAACTGATATGTTCAAAAATGCAGTTGATTTTAATCAGAATATATCTTCTTGGAACACATCATCCTTTTCAAGGACTGAGGGAATGTTTGCTCGTACCCTTCCTATTTTGGGTTCGGTAACAGAATCTGTATTTAATCAAAACATATCAGGCTGGGACACCAATAACGTTCAGGATGCTGAAAGTATGTTTTTTAATGCGGTTGCATTTAATCAAAATCTAACAAATTGGTTTAGCACAGGGTCTTTAACGTCTATAACTTCTATATTTCAGAACGCGACTAGCTTTAATGGGCTGGTAACTAACTGGGACACAAGTTTTGTCACTTCTTTTGCTTCTATATTTAAAGGAGCCTCTAGCTTTAACCGACCTTTAAGTACTTGGGATACGTCTACGTCGCTTCTTTTTTTCAGCGCATTTGAAGGAGCGACTTCTTTTAATCAAGATTTATCGAGCTGGGACGTTTCTTCTGGACTCTATTTTGATAATATGTTTAATGGTGCGACTTCATTCGTAGGCACAGGGCTTAGCGGGTGGAACACATCTTCTTCGATTAGTTTTCAAGGTATGTTCAATGGGGCTTCGGCCTTTAACCAAGACCTTTCAAGTTGGGATATATCTAGCTTAACTAACGCGTCTAATATGTTGACTGGAACAGCTATCAGTCAAGCAAATTGGGATGAGCTTTTAATTGGATGGGCTGTTCAAGCGCCTAACATTCAAAACGGCGTAACACTTAGCGATATACCTGTCCTTCATAGCGCTGGACTCCCTTCGGCTTCATTCAATAAGCTTACGTCTGCGCCGTATAACTGGACAATTAGTGACTTAGGAGGTGCCACCCCACCACCTTCATTTTCTTTCACGGTAGATACCGCGTCTACGGAAGCGGGTAGTAGTTCGGCTAATCAGTATCGTTTACCGTTGATGTCTACAGGCACCTATGACTTTTATGTTGATTGGGGCGACGGAGGCATAGGCAACCAAATTACCAGCTGGAACCAGGCTGACGCCACTCATACATACGCTTCTAGCGGCACGTACACGATTTCAATTCAAGCAATTTCGCTTTCTGGAGGCACTCCATCTATTGACCATATCAGCTGGGCTTCACAAGATGGAACTACGATAACCGCAGCTAACGACAGGCTAAAAGTTCAGGATATTACAGCTTGGGGAAATGCTGTTATATACCTCAACGAGTATGTCTTTAGTACCTGCGCGAATCTAGATATTACGACTAATGTAGCGCCTACCTTCGGTAGTCGCGTCTTAAGGTCTGACGCTTTTAACGATTGCTCTAGCTTTGCTGGTGATATCAGTTCTTGGGGTACTCAGGCTCCTATCACGGGTGACGCAAGTATATTCTATCAGAACGGCGGTCAAAATCCTAACGTAAACTTTAACGCTCAGTTGACGGGTAGTTTGTTTGTCTCTTTCTCTGGGGCAAGTAATTTCAATAGCTCTCTAAGTAACTGGGATGTTTCTTCTGTTACTTCTTTGAGCAGGACTTTTCAAAACGCTAGCTCGTTCAATCAAAACATTTCGACTTGGGATGTATCTAGCGTAAGCAACTTATCTAATACTTTTAACGGAGCTACTGCCTTTGACCAGGACCTATCAAGTTGGGATGTTAGAAATGTAACAACAGCATCTAATATGTTTACCAATAGCGGCCTTAGTGCTGCGAATTGGGATGCTTTGCTTATTGGATGGGCTGCTCAAGGAACGGGGGCGGGTAGCTTGCAAGCTAATGTTACGCTTTCTAATATCAACCAGTACCACGGAACGGTTGACGCGGCTGCTATAGCGGCGTACAATAAGTTAACGGCGTCTCCATATAACTGGAATATCGTCGATTTGGGAGAGCTTCCTACTTCAGTATTTGAGTTTGATATAGACACTGCTCAAACCGTAACGGGTAGTACAAACGCTGACCAGTATCGACTGCCTTTGATGTCAACTGGTACGTATAACTTCACGGTAAATTGGGGTGATGGACAATCCAACTCTATTTCTACTTGGAACCAAGCTGAGGCTACGCATACGTACGCTACTGCGGGGTTATATAGTATCTCTATAACGGGTACCATCGACCACGTAAGCTGGGCTTCTCAGAACGGAACGTCATTTAGTCAGGGTAACGATAGGGCAAAGATAAAAGACATCACAGATTGGGGTCCTGCCGTCATATACCTCAATGATATATTGTTTTATAATTGTACGAATATGAACATCACCACTACCGCTGCTCCGACATTTGGTAGCAAGGTGATGAGGGATGACTATTTTTATAATTGCGAATCATTTACTGGCGATATAAGCGCTTGGGGTACAGTCGCTTCTCCTATTACTGGTTCTGTTGAAGGAATTCTTTTTCAATCATTTAACGGAAATCCAAATTTAAATTTTGTTTTTCAAAGAACTAGCAGTGAAATTTATCGGGCATTTTTCTTTTGCATTACCTACAACAACCCTTTAGATAATTGGGATGTATCTGGAAGTATTGATTTCACTCAAGCATTTTTTGGTTGCTCTACTTTTAATCAAGATATAAGCGGTTGGGACGTTTCCGCTGGGGCTAGATTCGTTAATATGTTTGGTGGTGCAACTTCGTTTAATCAAGATATTAGTAGTTGGGATATGTCCAGCGCTACTCAGTTAAACTTTATGTTTGATGGAGCTACTGTGTTCAACCAGGACATTTCTACTTGGAACACCTCTAGCGTTACCACTATGCAGTCCACTTTTGAGGACGCTACTGCTTTTAATCAGGACTTAGCTAGCTGGGATGTGGGCAGCCTTACAACTGCCTCCAATATGCTCACCAACTCTGGCATAAGTGCTGAGAACTGGGACAAGCTCTTGATTGGTTGGGCTGCACAGGGTACTGGCGCTGGCTCTTTGCAGGCTAACGTAACTCTTTCTGATATCAACCAGCTTCACGGTTCGGTTGACTCAGCCGCTATCGCTGCTTACAATAAGCTGGTCGCTGCTCCATACAGCTGGACTATCGTTGACTTAGGTGCTGCTGTGGTGGGTAACCTACTCTTGGACACCACCTACGGAAGCGGAGCTGAGGCAGCATACTCGGTCCGTAAGTTGCG